AGAGGCATTGCTAAAGGCCAGCAAAGCAGAGAATATGAAGTTGACCGATGCCATGTCGTATGCCAAATTCCCGGACTGGCTAAAAGCCTGCAGGGAAGCAGGAAAAAAAAAAGAAGAGACTTAACAATCGCCGACATTTATGATATGGCCTTTGCGGAATTGGGACTTAATGAAGAGGAGTTTTTTTCATTGCCGCCGTTTCGAACTTATCTGATGCAGATGAGATATAACAGAGAGATAGAACGACGATGGGAACAGACAAGGTTTCAGGCTTCAGTGCAGCATAACACCGCACAGGGAAGGAAAAGAAACATAACACCACAACAGTTGATAAAACTTTCTTTTGATAATAAATCAGGGATACCGGAATGGACGCAGGAAGAAGCACAGGAGTTAATAAATAAGTGGCCGGATATACCAAAAAACTAATGTAGCGTGAAAATTATTGGTCAGCTGAAAGCTATTTTAGGGTTAGATAAAACCCGCTTTGATCGAGGGCTCAACAGTGCAGAGAAGAGAACCAGTCAGTTCAGTGCAGGGATAAAAAGGCTGGCAGGATTCATGGCTGCTGCTTTTTCTGTTACGGTAATTATTAGTTGGGCAAAAAAAGTATTGCAAAGTTATGATACACAAGCCAAAGCAGAAAGGTCTCTACTTGTAGCTCTGAAGGGACGGGAAGACATTCAAAAGAATTTAATCCGGCAAGCACAATCACTGCAGCGAATTACACTTTTTGGTGATGAGCAAACGATACAGGCTGCCGCCAGGCTTGCAATGATGCTTGGTACAAATGAGGCAGCTATAAAACGTTTATTGCCTCTTGTTCAGGATTTGGCGACAGCAAAATTTGAAGGTAACCTGGTTACTGCAGCCGAATTAGTTGCTAAGTCCATCGGCTCCTCAACTAATGCTTTGTCCCGCTATGGCATCACGATAGAAGGTACGGTGGGCAGTGCTGACCGGCTAAGATCAGCAATTGAGGGTTTGAATAAGCAAGTCGGGGGGCAGTCAGCAGCAGCAGCAGAAGTGGGGATAGGTGCATTTACTCAGTTAAAAAATATTATTGGTGATTTAGGTGAGCAAATAGGTAAATTCCTTGTTGATAACAAGACTTATAAAGGATTAACACAATGGGGCAGGGATTTTGTTGAAATAGCAGCTCAGGAGAATGTAGGATTTTTAAAAGCCATAGGTCAGGCATGGTTTAAAAGAAATGAGACAATAAAGAAAATTCATGAGGAAAACGCATCCACAGAAGAACTGACAGGCACTACTAAGGTTTATATCCGGACAGTAGCTGATCTGAGAGAAGAATTGCAAGGCTATAAGGAAGATATTGAAAGCATGGCTGTTTCTGACAGAGAAGGGATACAGGTATTATTAAAAAAAATACAGGAAACAGAAAATTATATAACCACACTGACAACTCTCGAACGCAAACTTATAGCACTTGAAAGTATTTCCGGATTAAGGGCTCCTGCCGTATCTGCCGGCTTCCCCGCCGCTCCGGGAATACAACCATTTGGAGGTACAATTGCCACGGGAGCAGAGATCAATCAAAGGCAGATAGAGGCAATGACTGAATCTTTGCAGGAACAACAGATTGCAGTAGGCATATTAAGCAATGCCTTTGATACATTATTCACATCAACGGAAGATGGGTTTAAGGCAATGGTTGATTCTATTATTTCAAACTTGAAGAGATTGGTGGCTGAATTACTGGCGAGGGTTGCAGTTTTAGCTATTTTGAATGCCTTAACCGGTGGTGGGGCAAGTTTTGCAACAATCTTTAAGGGAGCGACTGCAAGTATGGGGCTTGCCAAAGGAGCCAGCGGTGGTACTGTCCCTTCCGGATACCCTCATGATACCTTCCCGGCCATGCTGAGTTCAGGAGAGACAGTACTCACAGCAAGACAAAGCAGGGATTTCAACAGAACCATAAATATAATTGTGTCCGGCGATATAGCTGGCAGGGCAATTGCCTTAGTAGGACGAAGAACGGAGGAAGAAAACTAATGGCATGGGGAGAAAAATATAAAGTACTGGTGCGGGACCGCTTTAATGTTTTGTGGACAACAAAAATATATAAGGATGGTTACTCAGGCGTTGTCACTACTCTTATCGGAGCAGGCAGTACTCCTCTGAAATTTGAGTTTTGTAATAAGTCGGATAATATCATGGATCCCATCAAGAGCTCAAGAGTCATTCTGAAGGTATGGTCTTTTAGCATGTTTGCTTTGGCAGAATTATATTCGGTCGAAGATATGTACCATAAAGTAGAAATCTTTCATGGAGAAAATTTATACTGGACGGGGTACATTGACCCTCATCAGTGTACGGAGCAATATGGGCCGGTCCCTTATCCTGTGAATATTTATTGCATTGACGGATTGACATTGCTTAAAAATATTCTCTATGACGATGACGGTGAGTATTATAACGGACGTATCCGGGAGAGCCAGATCATTCTTGATATACTTGCAAAAATAGGTTTTACTTCATTTTACGAGTTTTGCAATATCTACGAAGACAGGATGGCCGATAATGTTGGTGACTCGCCGATGGATCAGACATTTCCAGATGTGGATATTTTCAAGGATATGTACTGCTATGAGGTACTTGAAAAATTGTTAGGGAAAAATAATATTATCCGGCAGAGTTACGGGGCATTTTATATCACCAGGCCGACGGAGATGATAGGAGATAGCGTGGCAGGGAGGTACTTCACCGGTGCGACAACAAAGAACTCGGTTATTATTGTTCCCGATCAGTTCATTTACCGGCCAGACACGCATCCGTCACGGACTATCAGACAAGTGCCTGTAGGAACAAAGATGATGCAATCTCCTATCAAGAAAGTAACTATTAAACAGAATTACGGAAATAAAGAGAGTTGGTTAGATAACTGGAAATTTGAAAGGGATACATTTTCAGGCAGTCCATTTGAAGGATATAGTTGTAAAAATTGGGAAAAGGCCGGGGGTGTAGCTATACATCCTATTAGTGCTGGATTACCTTCGGAATCTGAGGGTATATTAATAGAGTACAATACTTACCCAAGTCTAACCAAGTATATTAAGCAAACTTATGGTACAAAAGCATTAACCAGTGCTACCGATGTTTTAAAACTCGAATTTGACTATTTATTTCATAATTTATCAGGCAGCCCTCAAGACCCTGTATATTTTTACATTGAAATATACTCAGCAGATGGGCATTATCTCCACATAGGTCTTGATGATATAGAAGAGGGGATATGGCATAATTATCAAGACCAGGTTATAATCGGTGATGCTGCTCCAGAGGGGATTCCTGAATGGAGATCCTATCAAAGAATAATACCAGGACTTCCCGCAGTCGGTAATTATACAGTTAAAATATATGGTGCTGTTAATGCTTATGGTAATTTGGTATGGGTAGGTATTAGGAATTTTAGATTCTATTGCACTTCAGATAAGATTTTAATATTGAAAGTCAAACAAACGTTAAAAACAGTATTTGGAAAATACTTTAAACGTAAATATGTTTGGATGCCACAACGAACATTTGTTGATGTCGAAGAGATTGTAGAAAAACAATATACCAAAACCAATCCCATTAATGGCGAAGAGGTAGAACTTGATCATATTCTTGGTGATGTAGTTAATTCGGATATTGACAATGTACTGGAACAGTTCGCCGGGGCGCTGGCATTGGGTACTGCACAGATAAGAGTTGATACTATCACTCTGACAGGATCATCCGGGCAATGTTCATTACTCTGCAATGGGTTAGGACGTTTCGCGGAATGGAACGCATCACTCACACAAACGGCAGCAGATTTTGTAACTAATTACGCAGCTTTATATCTGCCTACCGGTGTAGTACTGACTTCCTCTGGAGCAGATGTTATCTTCACGGGAACAGTAGCAGGATTTGAATTTTATGGTGAAACATCTGTTGGTTATCAGTCAGGAACATTGGATGGAACAGTTGTTTATACCACACCGGCTTATGCCTTATTCCCATCTGAGTCATGGAGTCGCAGGGGAACGGTAGAAATGAAAGAACTCTTGCAGATCATCTGTGATGAGATAGCGGAACAATATAGCAGACCTAAACAGTTGATTCAGATGCCTATCATGGACATGGCAGGACCAATGGCAATCAACCTGCTGGGAAATATTCAGGACACGATAAATACTCTTGATGGCAAAGCTCGTGTCTTTGTTATTAACAGGGGGGAGTTTGATGTGAGAAACAGGATGTGGATGCTTGATCTTTTTGAGATAGGGACGAAAGACATCGTGGAAGAGGAGCCGGGCGAAGGTCCTTATACAGCAGACAATATGGTGGTTACAGTTGATTCAACAGTTATAACAGTAGATTCATTATAATTATGAAAAAGTTACTTATTCTTATTTTATTTTTTATCAGTCTGGCATCGTATAGTCAGATTCAGAATATTGGGGTCGGAACGGTTCCAAATGACGGTACTGGCGATCCTCTTCGCACGGCATTTATTAAAGTGAACAATAACTTCAGTTATCACGCTGGGTTGATTGATCTGAAGGCCAATCTGGCTTCGCCGACATTTACAGGAGCACCTTTGGCAACTACGGCAGCACCAGGAACAAACACGACACAGATAGCTACAACGGCATTTGCACGAATTGAAACATCAGGGCAGATCGCTGATTCCGTGACAGCTCGTATTGCAGCAGCAGCAGCAATAAATACTATTTCTCCTGTCTGGGCAACAGATACAGCAAATGCTCCCGGTAGTATAATAACTTTTACTCAGTTACAGAGTTTTACAGGTGGTGGCGGAACAGCAGGTAAATATTACGAAGTAAGTGGGAGGGTTGGAGGATTGGGATTCCCGTCAGCAGGAGACTCGACAGATTCTCATTCTTCATGGATTGGCAGAAAGCTAATTGTAAGCCGTGAAGGTAATGAACAACAGCAACATGCAGATAATACTGAAGAAGATGGGTTTCGATTCGACAACGTGACAGGGATAGTTACTTTCAGACCTGTCTTGGTTGACAGGGAGCAATTAATATATCGGGCAACAAACACTATACAGTACGAAAATTTGACTGCTGAGGGTGGTGGGGGAGAGGCTGAATCTGTTTTGCTGGATTCTATTCGGGCTTATTGGCAGATGGATGAAGATATAGGAGTTACTCTCAGTGAAAAGGTAGGAGGTTATAATGGGACTTTGTACGGATCAGGAGTATTGGGTAATCCGGGTAAGGTCGGATTATCGGTCAAAGTACTTGACAATGGGGCAGTCGTTATTCCTTATAATTCTGCATTAGCTGTCGTCGGGGATAGATTAAGTATATCGGTATGGTTCTATCTTACTACTCTTCCTTCCGTATCGGGGGTTAGAAATACTTTATTCACTCTTTGGGACAATACATATCATATTGCACACACGTTGTCTGTTTTTACTGATAATAAAGTATGGGGAGAAATTCATAATTCCACTGCCGATGAACATTATGTTAGTAGTACTTCAACAGTCTCAACGGGCCAGTGGTACAATGCAACTCTTGTCTGTGAGGGGACAGGTAGAACATTAAAGATGTATCTTGATGGGGTGCAATCGGAAGGTAATATCTTCAACGGTACATTACATTCTTTTGATGGCAATATAACGATAGGTAATCAGCAGTCCGGTAATCTTTACTGGTTCAGGGGCTATATTGATGAAGTAGGTTACTGGTACCAAAGATTAACTCCTGCCGATATTCTTTTACTCAAACCGGCAACCACAGGAACCACTTATCCATTTGTACCATGAGGAAACTATTAACCATATTATTCCTGTTTTGCAGTCTGATATTATCGGCAGCTACTTACTACATTGATCCTGTCGGTACGGACGGTCCTTCTCACACGGGACTGATAGATGATCCGTGGAAAACACTCGGTTACGCCTGTACAAGGGTATCGGGAACAGGAGATATAATTCATGTTAATCCCGGCACATACATAGAAACAGGAGTTAGTAATCTTGCAGAGGGTGTAAGTATAGAGGGAATTGGTGATCAGTCACTGATAAAATCACATCTTGCTGCTGCCGGTAGTTTCGAAGGACTGATAAGACTCGCTTCCGGATCAGTAACAGATGGTAATCAAAGTATAAGTAAAATTAGACTTGATGGAGATAACTATGCAGGTTATAAGGCAATCAGCATATATCAACGGAACCATGTGGTTATCCATGATGTAACAGTAGTTAATTTTCGCATCGAAGGGATACGGTTCGGAGGACCGGGCCAGACGCATGGCAACGAAGTATATAACTGCACGATAACTAATTCTGGATGGTATTACAACGGCGACCAGCGTCCCAATCTTAATGCCGAGAACACGACAGGGATGCTTATTCATCATAACACAATTGCCGTCACTGACAGAGGCGATGGACGTTCAGGAACAGGTTTTGAGAGTTTCGCCGGGCTTGTAGGATGTAAATTTTATAATAATAATGTCTCTAATGTTCCACAGGTTGGGTCGGAATGGGCATTTACGTTTGAGACTTTCCATACCACCGGGATAGAAATGTATAACAATAATTTTAGCGGGAAGGTAGATTTTGGACATGATATTCTAAAGGGTGCCTATGATTATGGAGTTGATTTTCATCATAACACGGTTGGTACGGCAACATTTAATTCAGTTCATGCAGATGGGTTGCAGTTTGAATATACTTCCGAGAATGTGATAGTCCGGGAGAACATATTTAAAAATCTTCAGTATCCAATTTATTTCTGTCAATATAACAGTGCAACGGAATACATTGATAACGCCTGGATTTATAATAACCTGATGTATAATGTGGGTCGTACCGGGGGAGGATCCGGGAGTGGTATATATTTTGAAACGGGGCCTGTTTTACCGGCTTATATTGATAATGTAAATATATGGAATAATGTCATTATTGGTAGTGCAACAAATGTACCCCTGCATGGTATCTCTTTGCCTTCCGGTAACGCCGTGACAAACATGAGCATTAGGAATAATATTATTCAGGGTTTCGCTGTTGCCCCGATTTACGCCAACCGGACTCCTTATGGCACAATCAACATTATGAGTGTCGAGAATAATTTGTTTTATCAGAACGGGAATAGCAATATCCCTCTTTATATACGTCCCGTACCTACTAACTTAACTTACCAGAATAATAACATAGGCAATCCTTATTTTGTCGGGGGTACGGATTTTCATCTGACTTCTTTATCAACTTTGGCTATTGCCGAAGGGATAAACGTTGGATTAACTTATGATTATGACGGTCAGTTATGGAATGCCACACCGAGTATCGGTGCTTATGAATACGGAGTTGCACCTTCAGTTGTGCCAACTGTTACCACGACAGTAATAACTGACATCACGACTACTACTGCAACGAGCGGGGGCAATGTCACAGATGACGGAGGGGAGAGTGTTACTGCCAGAGGTGTGTGCTGGTCAACGGGCCAGAATCCTACTACGGCAAGCAATCACACCACGGACGGCACGGGGACGGGGGTATTTGTCAGTGATATAATCAACCTGACACCGGGACTTACTTACTACGTACGGGCTTATGCAACAAACTCAGTGGGCACAGGTTATGGCAACCAGAGGAGTTTTGTTGCGAGTGCTACGCCTCCACCAACTGGAAATGTTCTTATAAAAAGTGGCACTGAATTTATTAAAAGTGGAACACAACTTATAAAAATTGAATGATATGAAAAAGATAGTTTTGTTTATTATTTTATGCCTGATGCCCTTTGCTTTGATGGGGCAGAGTACGAATGTGAGATTCAGGGTTGAGGGAACGGATGTCAAGATGAATAGAGGTGAGGATAGTCTTAATCCTTATATACCTTATGCTGAAAGGGCAGATTTGGTAACTTGGTTAAGAGATCTTGGTGTAACTATGTTTACTGATGAATACCAACTTGTATATAATGCACTTGATATTAAGCCGGGTATTGATACGTCACGTTATCAGAACGACATGGTTTACAGTCTTGACAGTGCAGGTTACTGGGACAGGATAAAATTACTTTACATAGCTGCTCAGAGAAGTACGGCAGGGGCAAAAATAAACTGGGTTACACCCGGGACTTATAATTTGACTGATCCTGGAAGTACAGTACCGGCATTTATCAAGTATCAGGGATTTGACGGAAATGGTACTACGCATTATCTTGCAACAGGATGGATACCTAATTCGGATTCTTTACTTGTTAATCATGGTGGTGCAGAACCATCGGGAATAGGAAGGAATGATATGACAATAGCTTCATGGTCGCTAAGTGACATAAACACGAGCGATATACCACTTGGAGTTACTGGTGTCACTGAATCTTATAGCCTGCGCATGTATCCACGGACGAATGATGCTTTTACGGCAATGATTAATAGTACTAATGTATCTGATTTTGGTGACCCCGGTAGTACGATTGGATTAATGATGGCTACACGAAGAGGCAAATCGGAATTGGAGGGTTATTATAATGGTGCACATTTGGGAGATGATACAGACGCTTCAGGTGGTCTTCCGGATAAGGAATTAGATGTACTTGCTCGCAATAATGCTGACGTGGCTGATCTTTTTTATGATGGGATTATTTCAATCATATTAGTTATGGATCAGGTTTCTGATGCTGATGCTCTTGGACTTTACAATATTTTTCACAGATATATGACAAGGATAGGACAATGAGAAAGATAATTATTATAATATTATTTTTATTTATAAGTGTTTCTGTAAATGCTACTATTTACTGGGTAACTCCGCGAGGATCAAATGCAAATACTGGTGCTGATTCTTCTTCAACAGGTGCATGGCTTACCTGGCATTATGCTTTTAATCAAACAGCCGTAGCTGGTGATACGGTTTATTTTAGAGGTGGCATTTATACTGCATATAGTACAACGATTGGTGCACAGTTAAATAATGCAGCAATGAGTGGAACTTATAATGAACCTACCTGTTTTTTTGCTTATCCGGCTGATTGGGCAACTGGCAATTATCCTATTTTTGATGGCAGTCTTTTAGCGAAGACACAAAACCAATGGGGTATTGAAATTACAAAAGTCAGCAATATTCATTTTAAAGGTTTATGGGTCAGGAATGTAAGGCAAGTAGGTACGGCCATTGACTCTAAAGCATCAGGATGGTTTCTTTGGAGCAGTTACAGTATGACTGATTATGCACCTAATAATATCAGATTTGAGAATTGTGTTGCTCATCACATAGGAGGGGCTGGTTTTGAAAAAATGATTGCTGATACTTTATATTTCATAAATTGTGATGCTTTTAATTGTTGCGATTCACTGTCTGTTGCTGATCCTGGTGGTCATGGAGAGGGGTTTGGTATATTTGGCAGATCAGGCACACATAATGATGCATATATGTCTTATACATATTTATTTGGTTGTAGGGCATGGATGTGTTCAGATCAAGGTTTTTCTTATTGTTCTAAAGGAGTGATAGTTACAGATCATTGCTGGTCTATACATAATGGTGATATGCCATTCCCGACAAATACTGCAAGAAAAGGTTCTGCATGGAAATTATGGTATTATGATGCTACACAAGTTAAAAATTCAAGTATTACACAAATAGTAATGCATAATAGTATAGGTGCTTATAATGCATTTCATGGTTGGAACTGGACAGATGCATCAGAACCTACAATGCCGGAAATAAGATGCCATATATATAATAATCTCTTCTATGGTAATACTTATTCTGTACCTTATTATGGTTCGCCGTGGGGTTATAATATGATGGATGATGTACAAACTGATACAGTTGGTAAGTGGGATCATAAATATTATAACAATTTATCTTATGATGTAAATGATTACAGATATGATATATTGGGAGGTGTCAATGGATCAAATAATCTTTGGAACGTGTCCGGATCGCCTGTTACTGATCTTTATTTTCTGAGTCTTGATACAGCAGGGATGCTTGGTGTAGGAACAAGAAAAGCGGATGGTTCATTACCCGATACTGATTTTGGCAAATCTTCATCAACAAGTCCTTTGATAGATGCAGGAATAGATGTATTTGGTATAGACTTTAATGGTGAAGCACCTGATATTGGGTGGGTGGAATACGAACCACAAGACCCGCCAGTTGATCCAATAGTTATAGTAGTTGTAGATATTTCCGCAGGAGCAGGACAGGCGACAATAGGATGTAACGTGACGGATGACGGCGGGGGAACGGTATCAGACAGGGGTGTGTGCTGGGCATTAACTGCCAATCCCGTAATTACTGACAGTCATAACCATAATGGAACAGGCACGGGAACATTTAACTCATATATAACAGGACTATTGCCAATTACCACTTATCATGTAAGGGCCTTTGCGACTAATGAGGCGGGCACGGGATATAGTGCAGATTCAGAGTTTATGACAACTTCCGATGCGGGACTTGGTGGTGATGTCGTATTTAGTCCTGATGGGAAGCCTTTATTTATTTACGATAATGTCAGTGGAACTTGGAAAATATTAGTAAAATGAAAACGATGAAACTTTCAGTAATTCTTTTGATAACAACCTTTGCAGTTGCCTGCGGGCAGAAGGCTGATGATACTTTTGACAAGGTGATGACTTTTAACTATGGCTTCAGGTTCAGTCCGACAGGGCAAATATATACCTCACTGCCTTCTGTTGGTTCAACTTACTGGAATGACGTTTTAAGCAAGCCTTTAACATTCCCGCCTATTGCACACACGCACGACTATGATATTGATTTGACGAATAAGCCGGGTACGATTGAATTACAGACAGCCATAAGTCAGTTATGGGGATTTTTACCACCCCGATATACGACTGTTCAGATCAACGCATTTACATTACCAATAGAGGAAGGATTGGAAGTATATGACTTGACACTTCATGTGAAGAAATATTGGAATGGTACAATTTGGAAGACAATTATAACAGCGAATTAATGAAGAAGTTTTTATCAAAAACTACGAATTATGTGTTTTGGGCAACGGTAATGAGTGCTCTTATACTACCACGACACGATGTTAACCTTAATTGGCGATACATTCCATTTTACGTTATGATGGTCGTAATCTTGATATATTATATTTTGTGGATTATATATTTACCGCATTTAAAAGAAACTAAATGATTTATAAAGCAATTTTCTCAACCGAATCCTTACCCGTTGTTGGTGGTACCACAGGAGCACTAATACAGATAAGTAAATTCATACCTGAATGGAGTACATTAACGTCATTGATAGTATTAACTATCATTGGTACCCTGACTGGTTATCTTGTCAAATTGTTATTGGATTGGCTCTTTTCAAAAACTAAGTAGTGATGACAAATGTAATAATACATTGTAGCGGATCAAGTTGGGGTAATGCTTCAGTAATTACTCAATGGCATTTGCAACGTGGTTTTGCCACAATAGCTTATCATTACGTTATTCTTAATGGCAGGTTATCCCCTTATAAATTTCATTCTTATTTTGATGGTCATATTGAAACAGGGCGACCTCTTGATGATGATGATGATTTCGAACTGGATGAGAAAGGAGCCCATGCTTTTGGTTACAATATGGCAGTAGGTATTTGCCTGATAGGATTATCCGGTGTTTTTACTGATGCACAATTAAGAGCATTGCGACACGATATTAATAGAATAAGAGCACAATTTGGGGAGTTGGATATAAAACAGCACTCGGACGTGGATAAGAAGAAACCAAATTGTGCAGGATTGTCTAAACTTCAAATGAGTGTACTGAGATGAAAGCCTCGACAATATATGCTGCAATGTATAATCCAATGACTGAAGAAAGTTGCTTTGGTATTATTTCGTTGCACGAAACACGTAAAGGAGCAGAAAGGGCAATAAAAGTTCATAAAGCAAAAGAATACAAAGAATATCAAGAAACAGAGAAATGGAGAAAGGAAGATATAAAAGATAATGAATGGAGTGATGAATATAAAGAACATTATTTAAAATCATTTAAGTTCGGAAGATTTGAAGCATGGAATGTTTTTGAAATGGAATTAGAAAATTGAAATAAAATATTTGTAAGATGTGCTGGAAGAAAAAGCCACCGGTAATTGTAAGTCCTGCGAACAGACGTTTGCTAAGCTTTACTATTAATGATTATCCCGGATCGGTGAACGATCTGAATGGTTGTAACAATGACGGCAAACAGGTAAAAGAAACCTTGTTGACCTACTGGCCTGACTTCGATGTCAAGCGTTTTATTGATTCCGATGCTAAACTTGGTACATTCAAGGCAGAAGTTGCGGCTGCTATTGCAGTCCTTAGTCCGGGAGCAACAGTTCTGATTTTAGCAGATTCTTGTTTCTCAGGTACAATAACAAGAATAATGAAAATAGGACTTCTTGCAGAGTTTTATCCCACACGTAACAGATTTTACCAGCAACCAGGCGTTACCATATTTCCTAAGATAAGTACATTTGTAAGTAAAGGCGATATTCGCTGGATCGTGATTTCCGGATGTGGTGAAACGCAATATAGCGCCGATGCTTATATCAATGGAGAATACCGGGGAGCTTTTACTTATTATGCAATGAAAACTCTTAAGCCACGTATCACTTACAGGCAATGGCATACAGAGATAAGAAAATATTTGCCGGATACACAGTTTGAACAGGTACCTACTATCGAGGGGCCGGACGAGTTACTTGATAGGACGGTCTTCTATGGCGAAAGTCTTGTAATCCATAACAGTACACACGGTACTCAATTGCCGGGCGGTAATGGTGATGAGCCTATTGACGAGGCTATCTGTTTCTATGACGGCAATTTACGTGACGATGACTATTATGATTTGTTAAATAAAATTCCAGTATTAACTTAAATTTAAGAAAATGAGATCAAAATTTTTTACAATTAATCTGCGTGATTTCCTGAAAGGATTACTCTACGCATTATTGGCTGCTATTTTAGCTGTTATTCAATCAGCAATTGCAGCAGGTGCTCTTTTTGAACCAGCTACATGGTCGCTGGTTGGGACGGTTGCTTTAAGTACGTTTCTGGCTTACCTGGGTGCAAATTTATTTCAGAATTCTAAAGGTAAATTTCTTACTAAGGAGAAATAAAAACCATTAAGCATCAGGTTGATGCTGTATGTGTCTGTATTGGCCGGGGCAGCCATAGTGCTGCTCTTCGGCTTAAATTTGATGTAGATAGTAAAACTAAGGTAGGAATTAATGGAAATGTGAAATGAGCCAATTATTAAAGATACACCAGGGAGATTCAGATATTCTGACTGAAACTGTCGAGGGTTTGACTTCTCTGGAAGGATACACCGCCAAACTATATATTGCGGAACTGGACACTCTCGACGGGACAATTGATGGGCTGGTTATAACTTATGAGATTGTCAATGAATCTTCAAAACTCTATCCTTTGGGATCTTATGATTTTGAGACGAAGATCTTTGATGACAGCGATCATGTTTACACGCCCAACGAGGGAGAATTCGTCGTTTTAAAAGCAATAGAGGAAGATCCATCATGACAAAGGTGCATGGGCATATCATACAGCTTAACGTCAAAGGTAGCATATCACAACTTAATGTCAGGGGTAGTATTGTTCAGGGTGGTTATGTCTTTGCATTTGCACCTGCAGAAGCACCTACCTTACTGAATGCAACAACTATCAATGAGAACCAAATTGATCTTGGTTGGACAATTAATTCAACCCGCCATATTGGTCATGCCATTGAGAGAACTTCTGTTCCCGGAGGGTTGACGGGATGGATTCCAATTGATATTGTCTTAGGTGCAATTGATGTTTATTCCGACACTACCTGCATTAAAGGAACGCTTTATTATTACAGAGTAAGGGCTTACCGGTATGGTATTTATTCGGACTATTCAAATGTTGATTCAGCCACAACTTTCTGGACATGGATTATCCCCATAACAGGGCAGACTGCTGGCATACCAACAGCAGGAACAATGGTCATCAGTTGTACGGAAGATGTAACAATTACGAAAACAGGTGATGTGACAATATCAGTAGCACAAGCAAATGATTCAATATACAGAAAACATACGGTTACTATAAATTGCCCTAATAATGGCAGCGGAACAGTTGTCATACCTGACAGGACAAAAGTTGTGAGTCTCGGTAATCATAATGGAACATCTAATCCAACTATTAATTTTTATGCAGGCGATAATATAACAGCACCTATTCTTACTTGGGACTTGAATGATATTCCTGCAACATGCTTAAAAATAAGACAGGCAACATCATATACAGTTATATTACCAACTACAGGAAATATTGCTTTCCCAACAGGATTGATTTATTTGTGGTTGGCCGGTGCTAACATAAATTGGACATATAATGGAGCAATGCCTACAAGTTTATCTTCCTTGACTATGGTTGGACATAATATTGCGTGGACATACACAGGTGCTTTGCCGACAGGTTTGACTTATTTGCTTTTCGAAGGAAATAATATTGCGTGGACATACACAGGTGCTTTGCCGACAGGTTTGACTAATTTGTCTTTAATTGGAACCAGTATCAACTGGACTGGATTAGATATAAGCGGAACAGGTAATATTATTAGTTTCAACCTTGCTAATTACCGTATAGGAAAAATGTCAAGTGCTGACATGGTTACGTTATTGACAAACCTTACTAACAGGGTAGGTGGTTTGCCTGCAACAGTTACTATTAATGACTATTTAGATTGGGCTGCCCCGCCTGTTGCGGTGACAGATGCAGTTGATGCACTGAAAATAGCAAAAAGTATTACTACTTGTAATTTGGGCGCATAATGAAAAAGATATTCAATCCAAATACAGCAATTATAGAGTACAAAGGTGCTTATAATATTGCTACAAAATGCACTATTTACACGGAAGATGATGCAGTAGTTATTCTCTGTAATCCTGCCCCTTTGCCAAAAACAGGACAACAGGTTTTGAAGGATAGTTATTATATCTTTGAAGGCGATCTTTATAAAGCAAAAGAAACATTTGTTGTAACAGACAAATTAGATACTGAAAAAATGGTTTATTATGCAATAGAAACTAAAAGCATTGAATGGAGGGAAGGAGAAAAAGTGGATGCTGGCTGGCAGCGTGTTTACAAAGGAGAAACATATCAGGCATTACAATCTCATGTGACTACGAAAGAATTGCCACCGTCATCTGCCCCTGACTTATGGCTAAATACAAACCAACGACCGGACGTTAAACCTGTATCGTGGTCAGATAAGATGACATATACGGTAGGTACACTGTTATTATACAAGAATCTCATTTATGTTGTATTAATTGATCATAATTCCGATAAGGCAAAAACGCCTGACATAACGCCAGAATGGTATAAACTGAAGATATGAACGATAAGCTAAAACATAAGATGAAAGAGGATTTTCAGATAAAGGTTTGCATGTGGTGCATAATAGGGATTATAATAGCGATTTTAATCTACCAGATATTTTATTAAACAACAAGCAAATGAAAAAAATATTAATCATCTTTTTTCTGGCAATATTGTCAGGAATAAGTTTAATGGCACAATCACCCTGGAATGGCTTTTGGAAGCCGATTAACAGAGCCTTGTTTTTGCCCGTGGAAACTATTGACCGGGACCTGAGAGTTGATGAGACAACTTCCTTTTGGCTGTTCCGGCCTCAAATTTCCCTCGCTGCCATGAAATTGACATTTTCAGGAGATTCAAAAATATTTGATATGGAATCTTTTTCAGCAATGGGGCTGGGTATTTCATACAGTCATTTTGTGAGTGTTAATAATTTGCCTTATAATAATTTTTCAATAAATGGCACTTTGCTTTTTGATACAAAATTAACAGAAATCGAACCATTAAAAATATCACCTTTAATTTCAATTACTGCTTATCGGTATCTTAATCTTGGGATTGGTTTTGATTTTGGTGTTAATAAGTTATTCATACTCACAGGAATAAACTGGAATTTTAATCAGTGAATTTTGTATATTTGCCCTTATGACAGGTATTTATAAGATAGAATCAAAGTCTCATCCTGATAGGTGTTATATAGGTAGTGCTGTAAATTTTAATAATAGACGATTAAAGCATCTTTCTGCATTAAGAAAAAATAACCATCATTCTTTAAAACTTCAAAATCATTACAACAAATATTCTGAAAATGATTTAATATTTTCTATACTTATTTGTTGTGATGAAGAGGAACTAATAAATCAAGAACAGTTTTTCCTTGATTCTTTGAAACATTGGTTTAATATATTGCCTGTTGCCGGGAGCCCATTAGGATATAAATATTCTTTAGAAGTAAGAATGAAGGTGAGCAAAGCATTAAAAGGAATAAAAAGAAAACCATTCTCAATCGAAACAAGAGCAAAAATGAGTGCTGCATTAAAATTAAGAAAATGCACAGAAGAAACAAAGCAAAAATTAAGGGAGATCAATATTGGAAAAAAATATTCTGATGAAACAAAGAAGAAATTAAGTGATTCTCATAAAGGAAATAAATATAATCTTGGAAGAAAATTATCAGAGGAACATAAAAGGAAAATTGGAGAAAAGAGTAAGGGTAGGATAATGCCCCCAAAGAGTGATGAAACTATTAAAAAAATGAGCGAATCGCATAAAAATAAAACACCTTGGAATAAAGGGAAATCCGGAATTTATTCAGAATTATCCTTAGAAAAGATGCGCAAATCAAAATTAAATAATAAATATAATGTTGGTCGTGTGTCATGGGCAAAAGATAAAAAATTTACTGAAGCTCATAAACAAAGAATGAAGGAAGGATGGAGATTAAGAAAACTTAAAGCGATTTCGTTTAATTAAGATTTAGGTTTTTTTCATAGTTGGTTAGGTTTAGGGTAGAGGCAGGCGTGGTTTCCTGCCTCTTTTTTTATGAAATGCTTTACAATTGCACGACAATGGCAAAAAAGAGAGGGATCC